TTATCTAATAGGTACAAGAACTGTGACATTACATCCGCAATAAGAGTCCCATGCTACTACTTGTTCATAGCCTGATGGTATATTTTGTATATAAACTGGAGGGTATACCGGAACTGGAACATATGTAGGGTATTTTACATCTGGACCACTTTTATCATCATAATACCAATCCCAATATTCTCTTTCTCTGGTGTTACGTTTATAATGATCGTAGTAGTCATCTCTGTCTCTATCCCTATCCCAATCATCATGATAGTTATGATAATGTTTGTATGAGTATTCGTGCCCACTGGCTGTTACAGATACTAGCACTAATGATAGTATAAGAGCAAAACCAGCTAATAAAAATCTAATCATGATATAGAACTCCTTATTCTACTTAGACATATATAGTAACAGATACAATACTATTTGTCAACCTTTTTCTTCTGGGGGATTACACTTACCTCTCCACATATGGAGCAGACGTAGTCTGCACCACCACATGTTCCTTTTACAGAACGGCCTTTTAGGAGGCCTATAGCCATAATTGCCATGATAGCTAATAAGAATACCAAGCATATTAAAAATGTCTCCATCTATGTAATTTTTAGTAGACCATATACTGTTCCATCTTCATTACTATAAGTTAAGTAATCTGGAAAAGTATTATCTACTTCAATAAGCATACTTTCTCCAACTGCTAAATTAGCAATAGCACGTTTCCATGTTTTTACTAGGATAGGAGATCCACCTGTAGGACTATCGTATACTACTGACCCATCATCAGTCCAAACTTCTCCCGGTTCAGTTGGTAAAGGTGCTTGAATCAATGTACTTCTTAGTAATCTTCCTTGTGAATCAAACTGCTTATTAGTGTCGTTTGGATTTGGAATTAAATCCGGAATAAATGACTGAGCCCAAGTAACCTGATCTTCGTTTCTGCCATTTGCTTCATCTAAATACTCTGAAAATTCAAAACGAACTAGCCCATTTGTCCATCTCTTAGTTATATCGGGTACTCTATTACCTAAACCGTCTAATTTGGCTTCGTATATGTAAAATTCCTGTCCAACGGGCATTTCGTAGGAAATCTGGGTCCGTGCGGCGTTTAAACCGTTATCTTTATAGCCAAAATTGCTTATTTCCAAAGAATTGACATTTGGGTTACTTGGTGGCAAACTTAATATATGAGATTTGCCTTGAAATAACTCAATTTCAGGGTTTAACTTTAAGGCTGGAGTTAATACATCGCAACCATAGTCATCTGGTACTAATGCTTCTTCTGTTACTCCTGTAACTGCCCAACCAACCCTACTTTGTGCTGGTGCATCAATCCATAGTAAACTATAGTTTATTGGAGTCGGACTTAAATCTGCATCAGTTGTGTTTGCTAATCCTGCACTTGCTGGATCTCCAGTGATAGTTTCCGTTTCTTGTGAAACTACTCTACCACAGTAATCGTATACATCCTGGTCTTGTCCTACAAAAGGATCATCTCCGTTTAATGCATCTAATGCTAATGCATAAACCTCAGGTCCTAGTGCTCTTGCCCACAAGTTCTTATCAGAGTTAATAGGATAGTTGGCACTATTGCCAACATTGGCAACCAGTTGTTGTGCTTGTTTAGTTGCATCTGTTAAGTTTGGGGCACCTTGGGGTGGGTACGAAGCTCCGGCTAGTTCAAAAGCTGGGCCACTAGTGGTTGAAAGCCCTGCTACTGCGGCAATATCAGCATCTGACGGTCTGCCTGCGATAGTTATTGCTGGTTGCCCTGCAACAACCGGTGCTCCTGTTAGTAGGTTATGCTTATGCCTAAAGTCTGGAAATAGCTCTATTGCTCTTGCTTGTTTAATACTGCTTGTAACACCGCTTATTTGGCTATTAAAGCCTGATGTAATACTTGCTGGAATTACACTTCCAGCATTCAATGCATTCTGCGATGCTTTTCTAATATTATCAAGAATACTTCCTGGTTGGAAAGAACCTGTGTTAATTCTTCCATTAGCGTCAATACATATTTTAGGTTTTAGTAAAGGTCCAAATGCACTTAACACACCTTGTAAATTATTAAAAACATTATCTGTAACTTGATCTAAAATATCTCCATTAATATTTGGAATTTTAATTGGTACAGGACACAATCCTCCCAAACTTAAAAGATATCTTACCTCTGCTAATGCATCGTTGATGCGTTCTGTTATCTCACTTACTCCTAAGTGGTCATTAAATGCTTTAACTTCGTCTTGTAGCAGTCTTAGCTCGTCTTTTATATCATATAGATTAGCATATCCTGCATCTTCAAGCATTTCGTTGATGTTTGCTTCAATACATAAGATATTGCCTTTTAAAAGATTACCAATACCTCCAAAAAGTATAGCACAAATTATATCTTTGAGAGATTTGTTGAGTATGCCTTGTGTTTGTACGTTAACTCCTGGTATAACTGGAATATTAACCATTACTAACTTCCTACAAATACATTAGGAGACCCTGAACTAGTGTCCGGGCCACAATGAGGTGGTATTGGGCATAATGAATCCGGGTTAGCGGCGTCACCGTTCTCAACAATTAGTTTATTATGAGCATAAACATTCTTTGTACTTGCAATAATACTTCCGGCGCCGTGCGAATTAGGATCTGCATCAACACTTACTAATAGATTATTTGCAAAGACAGTTGAGTTACCAGCAACAACGGTTTTTGCTCCGCATATTCTAGAATCTGTATCTCTGTGAACTTCAGTCATACAAGTATTTATTAAACTTGTAACCCCGGAATGGCTCCTGTTTGTATAATTCCTGACATTGCTGAAGTATATTGTTTGGCTAAAGGAGTATCTGTATCTGCAATCATAACAATATGAGATTTATTTAACTGTATATCCCTAGTTGCATCTGGTGATGCAGTTAAAAAGAATGGCATCAAAGCTGGAGCACCTTGTGGACCAGTTGATAAAGATACTGGTCTATCAATAATTAAGTATACATCTTGTTCTTCAACCCAAGATGCAATAAGCTCTTCTCCATTATTTAATTTTATTGAAACAACATCACCTTTTTTTCTATCTTTTTTATTTACTAACATTATAATTTAAACCCTGTGAACGTGTCTTTGTTAACATCTTGCTTAATGCCACCAATAACATAGCTTTCAATTTCTGTTTCTTGAGGAGCATTTTGTACTCCTTTGTTTGAAAGCCAATGAGTTGTCCAAGGTAAAGGATTATCGTTTGGACTTTGGTTATAACGAGGAGATACCCCTAAACTTTTAAGACGTTTGTTGGCAGTATGCTCAATAAACATATGTAATAGTTTTTCATTTAGTCCAACAATGGAACCATTAGTAAACAAATAGTCTGCCCATTCTTTTTCTTCTTCTACTACCTTGTCGTATATAAGTCCAATCTCGTCATGGCATTCTTTAGCAATAGAAGCCATGTCTTCGTCATCACCTTTCATCCAATTTTTAATAATATGTGTACTAACTGCTAGGTGCTGACTTTCATCACGAGCAATTAAACTAACAATCTTAGCAGATCCTTCCATTGTTTTTAACTCACCAAATGCAAAGGTACATGCAAATGATACATAAAAACGCAAACCTTCTAATGCGTTAACATTTACCATTGCTAGGTATAACTTTTTCTTAATTTCTCGTAAATTACCTTTACCTGTGGCAGTATAATATTGTGCATCATTAATATAATCATCATATGCTTTTGTTACACTCTCTGCTCTAGCAACAATTTTTTCATCATCAAGAATAGTATCAAAAACTTCACTAGGATCAGGATATATGTTTTTAATAATATGTGTATAGCTACGACTATGAATAGTTTCAAAGAAATCCCAAGTAATCATACATGCTTCTAGTTCAGGTAATGTACAATAGGGCACGAATGCTATTGCTGGACCTCTACCTTGTACACTATCAAGTAAAGTTTGATATTTTAAATTACTTGTAAAAATAAACTTCTGCGATGGTGTAAAGTTTAGATAATCGCTTCTATCTTTTTGTAAACTTACCTCTTCAGGTCTCCAAAAATAGCCAAGTTGTGTTTGTGTCAACTTATCAAAAACAGGATAACGAAACTCGTCAAATCTCTGAGAGCTTAATTCCTCACCAAAAAACATTGGCTGTTTTGTATAATCTACTTTATTCTTATTAAAGACTGTTTTTAAATGTTGCATGCCTCACACTCCTCTTCCTCTATCACAATACTTGGGTTCTCTGCAAGTTGGGTAAACTCATCTGGAACCTCCCCTAATAACTCCTCGTCTTCTCCCTTTGAATCATAAGTGTTCTGATAATAACTTGTCTTCCAACCATACTTGTAAGTTGTTAATAAGTCACCAAACATAACACTCATAGGTACTTCATTATTTTCATATAACTTTGGGTTATAACTCCAATTTCCACTAATTGCTTGATCAAAGTACTTTTGCATAGCGGCAACAATTTTAATATAGCCTTGATTAACTCCTTCGTCCCATAAGAAACTATAACTATTTTTAAGTTTATTATATTGTGGTACTATTTGCTTTAAAGGACCTTTTTTACTTTTCTTAGTATTCATAAATGCTCTTGGCGGCTCAATTCCGTTTGTTTCATTGCTGACAACAGAAGAACTCTCCGAAGGCATTTGTGCAGATAATGTACTATGACGCATTCCATGCTCTTTAACTTCTTTCCGTAAACTTTCCCAATCTAACTCTAACTTCTTTCCTAAGAATTCGTCAATATCTGTTTTATATGTATCAATTGGTAGAACCCCTCTTGCATATTTTGTTTCTTGGAAACCAGAACAAACACCTTTTTCTTTTGCTAACTGTACACTTGATGAGATTAAATGATATTGAAAAGCTTCAGTTAAACGTCCAACTTCTTGTGCGGCTTTGTCATCACTATAATGTAAATCTCTTTTAGCTAGATAATGTGCTAGTCCAATGTAGCCAATTCCTAAACTACGCCTAGCTTTAGTTGATAGTTCAGCGGCCTTAACAGGATAGTTCTGATAATCAATAATTTCATCTAATGCACGAACTGCTAAATCACAAAGATTTTTTAAATCATCATGGTTTCTTAATGTACCAACATTAATAGCACTTAGAATACATAAAGCAATTTCACCTGTATTATCTTCTAAGCCCTGAATTGGTGTTGTTGGTAAAGTAATCTCTTGACATAAATTACTCATCTTAACTTTAGAATCAAAACTACTATGATGGTTACAATGATCTATATTCATAATATAGATGCGTCCTGTTTCTGCACGTTCTTTCAAAATATCTGTAAACAAATCATATGCAGGAACTTCTGTCCTAGGAATACTTTTATCGTTCTCATATTTTATATAAAGCTCATCAAAAATATCATTATCACCAAACGCCTCATATAAACCTGGGCAGTCATGAGGTGAAAAAAGACTAATTGTTTTACTTTCAATTAGCCTTTCGTAAAAGATCTTGCTGATCTGGATTGAATAGTCGAGCTTACGGACTCTATTATCTTCCGTGCCTTTGTTATTTTTTAGTACAACAATATCTTCAATTTCTTTATGCCAAATTGGAAAATGTACTGTAGCACTTCCACCACGGACACCATTTTGTGTACACGAACGCACCACTGATTCAAAAACTTTTAGAAAAGGAATTACACCAGTGTGTGCTACTTCACCACCACGAATCTTAGACCCAATGCTACGAACACGACCCAAATTTAGTCCAATACCAGCACGTTGGGCAATATAATATCCAACTGCTGATGAACTATTAAAAATAGATGGTAAAGTATCATCTACATCTACTAGAACGCAGGAAGCAAACTGTCTTATTGGAGTACGAACACCTGACATAATTGGAGTAGGAATATTAATCTTAAATGTAGAGATAGCATCGTAGTAACGGCGAATATAACTTAACCTCTTATTCTCAGGATAATTTGCAAATATGGTAGCGGCAATTAACATATACATATATTGTGGCGTTTCGTATATATGTCCAGAACTTCTATCTTGTACAAGATATTTGTCAACTACTTGTCTCATTCCGGCAAATGTAAAATCTAAATCTCTACTGTGGTTCATATAGACATCAAGTTGTTTCCAATCTTCTTCTGAATAGATTTCTAATAGCTCTGCCCCATACACACCTTGTTTAACATTTTTTACTACTAAGTCATATAAAGAAGCATAATCAAACTTACCAAATACATCTTTACGAAGACCGTATAACAACAATCTAGCCGCAACATACTGATAGTTTGGATGATCTAAACTAATTAAATCACTTGCACTACGGACTAGAATCTCTTGTATATCTGAAGTTGCAATACCGTCAGTAAACTGGAGATCTGCATTCATCTCTACCTGTGAAACACTAACTCCTGCTAATCCTTCGCATGCCTCTTCCACCATTACATGAATTTTATTAATATCTAAAGGTTCAACCTTGCCACTTCTTTTTACTACTTTTACCACATCATTCATTTTTTATTATTTCCTTTATTTCGTTATCGATTACTTATTTCTACACCACGTTGCCATACAGTTATACTTTAACTAGCCTGTGCATGTCAGTAGGCGTGAAAATTTTAAGTGCCTCAAAAGATAATTCAGAAGTATTGACTACTTCCCCCTCATAATAATTTAACACTTTTTCTCCTTCAACTTTCACCAGAAGAGTTGTTTCTACGTCTTTTTGGGCAAGAATTAATTCTGATTCTATACCTAATAATGCTAGAGTATAGTATATCCCTAAACCTTTCCCAGGGTTACAAAAACTCGAAAGAGTTATCAATTCCCAAGGAGTCGGCCAAACCTTATCGTTCCATACATCTAATGATCCACTAGACATTGGAACCATTCTCCACCATTCAGCAATAGTTTTATATAATGATTCTTGAGGTAATTCTTCTAAAGAATTTCTCCAGTCTCTCCAGAGAAGCATTCTAGTATGCTTATCTGTTTCCCAAAAGCTCTGATTATACATTTCTCGCCGCGCCTTTAGATGTATTTATCTGTTATAAAAAGTTTCAACCCTATCGAGCCACTTTTCTGTATATTGTTTAAATTCATTTCCTTCGATAATATAAGTCTTATAATTATCGTCCCTTGTTGTCATAAAAAGCACGCCTTTTTTAATATTCGTGCCGTATAGTTCGTTATGTGCTAATGCATATGCACAGGTTTGTATGAAGTAATCTTCCATCCATTCTGGTTTCTTTAATGCTTTAGATGTCTTATGATCCATAATTGCTGGAACACCTTTATAAGTTCCAACTAAGTCGGTTGTACCAGCATACAACCCAGGAAAATATAACTGTACTTCCATACCCCATACTTCTGTAACACTTGTTAATCCTTCGTTAATAATCTTGTCTGCCATTTTTTTAGCCATTTCATGTACAAGATTTTTACCTCCAGGACGTTCTTCTCCTAATAGATAGTTTTCAACATGCTTGTGTACTAATGTTCCTAGTCCTGTTGATTCTTTTGACACCCTGTTTGCTTCTTCGTTTCCTACACGTTTCCTCCAAGCAATGATACCACTATTATCTCCAGTCTTAGAAAGAATAGTTGTAACACTTGGTACCTTGTCACCACCAGGTGTCTCGTATAAACGTTGCTGACCGTCTATTCTTTTTAACTTCTTGTAGTCGTATATTGGATTATGGTTTATCATCTGTTAAGTATAACAGATTATTAGTTGTTTGTCAATGAAAAACTACCAGGAAATTCTCCATTTAAAGGTAGTATTAGTTGATTGGTTAGTTATTGGGTCTATAGTATAACCTAAATCTTCAAAGTACTTTATAACTTTAGACATTTGTAAAGATTTTTGTCTATCCTCTCTAGTACCTTGTAAAGTATCATAATATTCAGATGCTAAAACAAAGTTAGCATCGGTGGAAAGAGCGGCCATGGTGGTTGTGGTAACCACCTCTGTTTCAACAGCACCTGTGCCAGTTGCTGTTACTATAGCAATTTCAAGATCTCTTACTTCGTTTAAAATTACCAGGTCTTGTAAAGCCTGAGATCTTGCTTCTGTTGCTGTATAAAATATTCTACTCATATTCCTAAGTCTGCCTTTGCATTTTGTAATGCCATATCATCAACCTTTTCCTCGTTATCCTCAGCATCTCCTGGATCACTTGGCATGGTTGTTAAAATTACATCTGTGTCGTTAACATCTGAAACTAAATCAGGATTCTTACCTTTTATAGTAGTAATATAATTCCTAATTCCAGTTTCCTGTCCTTGTGCTTGAAATCCTAGTCTGGATAACATGCCAACAAGTTCTTCCATTGGTAACGTATCTTTGCCATCTAACGATGCTCTTATTAAGAACATTTTTATTGCACTGGCAAAGTCGCCATCAATTGATGTTATCTCACTCAAGTTCACTCTTTAGTTCCCTACCAGTTGGCTCTTCTTCCGGTCCGGACATTGCAGGCATAACAACTTCGTCATCTGTTCCTTCAATATCTCCTAGCTCACCTGCATCTGTGGCTGGAGCAGACATTGGGTCTTTGAGTCCATTAATTGCGGCATCAACGCCGTCTTTTGTTGTGGTAAGAACATCCATTGCTGACTGTAAATTAGATCTAATAGATGTGCCAAACTGTTCTCCGGCTCCATCACCAAACTTAGATTTGATTTGATCAACTAATGTAATAAGGTCGCTTCCAAGCATATCGGCACAATCTTCAATCATACCTTGAAATTCTTTACTAAGGCCATTAGCGGCAATAATAATCTCGGCTTGCTCAATATCTTCATCTTCAAGGTCTGCTTCAAAAATAGGCTCTGCGTCAACGTTAGCTAAATCTTCATAGACTGCTTTATGTAAAACTGCACGAGTATACTCTTCTCCGCCTTTACTTGATAATGTATCGAGTTCTTTTTGTAGATCTCCTAAGTGATCTCTTAGTTGAGATCCTTGAACTGATTCATCAATCTCAATGCTTTGCTTCAACAATGCTTCACGGGCCGCATCGGCTGGTGAATGGTTGTTGGAAATATCGTTAAACTTCATATTAAACCTCCTGGTATTTGTTTATTGTTTTATTTAGCCAAATAAGACTATATAACTATCTTCTTTTATACGTTGTTTTACGTCCAATTTTTGGCCTATTAGGATTACGATGTCCTTTTTGCCTATTCAAACGTCTAACTCTTCTTGATATAGGATTATATCTTTTTGTTCTCCATCGCTTAATAGCCATTCTAGACTTAAAACGTTGCTTGGCACGTTTAAAGACATATCTCTTCTTAATATCGATTCTTTTATTGCAGGCTCCAACTGTACTAACAATACGGCCACGTCTTTTTCCTGTAGTACAACGTATTTTACGTTTTACTTTATTACCTGTCCTTGCCCATACTATTCTTGACTCAACTAAAATCTGCATAAAACCTCCAATACTAGTTATTAATAACTATATAACCTAGCATACCTATTAAAGCAACAATTACCGTACCAGCAGTTGTGACCATTGTATTAAATCTTTTGTTGGCGGATTGGTGGATTAAATCTTTTAGATCATTGAAATTTGAATCTGCTTTGTCTTTGAAATCTGAGAAGTCTCTTTGAAGGTACTCTAATCTATTTTCTAAGCCAGAAAATTTCTCTTCCATGCGATTATAACGTTCAGCACATAACTCAACATGTAGTTGAAGGTTTTCGGCTTCACCGGATACTACTTTAACTTTCTTGTTCATTATTGTTCTCTTTACCGAGTGCGATATAGACTAGGTTGCTCTTGCAGGTTAGTCCGCTTAAGATCCGTAAAGTGCCAATGTGAGCCAGAATGAGTTGTGTAATGCCGGTTTTTTGTTTTCAAGGTATTTATGACTTTATAGTGATTCATGTCGAACAAAGAACAAGTTAGTATTCACTCCTCTTGTATAGATTTGCTTAGTTGTTTTTGCTGTTTCTAGCAATCCTGTATGTAATTTTAGCCCATGTGCTTCTTCATTAAGTGTTTCTTCTGTCATTATACCTATTTTGTCAACAATCCACTTATAAGTCCATACATTATGCTTTCCTTCGTGCTTACTACCAAACAATCCGTTAGTAATATCTTGATCAATAATCATTTCAACTCCAGCAAGTATAGGTTGAGACCTAGCTGATGCTATAGACATTATTTTTTCCAAATTTTCTGATGATTGTCCACCGTCATTACTAATATCAAAGAGGGTCCAACAAGAATAAAACTCCGGATCTCCTCCAAAATGTGAGCCAGGAATACTCCAAGATCTTTTATTAGTTACTTCTGACATTTTTACCTTAATCGGCCAAGTACTCTTGCCGCGGCATATCCTGCTACTCCAGCACCGCCAACTTTTGCAATACTAGATATAAAGTTTTTAGATGAGCTAGAACCGTGTACTGCATTGCCCGGACCTATTGCATCAACTTCTGCATTATCTTTTGCTTTTAATTCCCATGATTTATGGTTAGCAAAGGTAGAAAGTGTTCCAAATATATCACTACGTCTACCTCTTGTTCTGTAATATTGTAACAACCTAGTTACACATGTCTGTTTTTGGAATGTTGTAAGATGCTCCCAATCTGTTATTAACCTGCGTAGACTTTTATAGTTACTAATGGTAATATTCATCTGACTCTCAAGTCTATACATAAGTCTTTTTGCAGTTGTTTTATCTAAACGTCCGGAGGCAATACCTCTTAGAAAGTCTTTAACCATCTTTTCATTAATATGAAGTCTAACTCTTAAAGCGGCATTCTGTTCTGGTGCTTTAAGTCTATCACCTTCTTTTGTATCTTTGTAAATTGCCATATGTAATGCTTGATATAAATCAGATGAGCTTACACGACTTTGACTAAAGTTTCCAAATATCATAGTTTTTTTAGCATACTCTTGAGCAAATGGAGCAGTTTCAAATTCACATGATAACATATACAATGTTATCATATTTAAAAATGCGGCATCAACTGCATCTCTTAATGTTAAAGAATTTAAATGTGTATTACGGAACATTTTACTTTCGTTACAATTATCTTTAATAAAAGAAAACGAGTCTTCTGTAAGAGTTTCTACAGTATGTCCACCTTCCATTGTTGCCCATTCAGTTGCTGTATACTTTTCAGCCATGTCCTTAGTCCTTCTTCATAAAATTTGGTCTATTAACAAATTTAATCTTACCGTGTGGTGTAGCAGATACGAAACCTTCGTGGCCTCTGTCTGTTTTAACTCCAGACACATGAGTGTCTAGCTGGTCTTTAATCGTATGCTTTATATTACTTAGTGCTGAAACAATTCTCCATGCCATCTCAAATGGTGCTTTAAATTGTTGCAGGTGTGCTAAAACGTTTTTCTTCTTATTATCTGTTAATCCTGCTGGGCCTTCAACCCAATTAATAAAATCTTTTGCTAATTCTGGAGCAGATCCTATATCTTCGCCTGCTCTTGCTTTAAAATTGACAAACTTTTTAAATAGCTCTGGTAAATTTGCTATCTTTAAACTTCCCATTGTAAAAGGATCTAACATATCATCAATTTGACTTGCTGGTCCGCTCTTAATTAAGTTCCTTACAGACTCTACTTCTGACATTGGTAGTTTAATTTCTGTATCAGTTGGTATCTGAGTTTCTGGTCCAAATATTACTAGCTTTGGGCTATCCTTTAATCCTAATGACTTAGGAGTTACAGGTGATGGTTCGCCATCAGCGGCACTAGCATCGTCAACTGAATTAAAAACACTATGTACTGCTATACCACATTGGCT